TTCTCCTGCCAAGGTTCGGCGGGTAAAGAGATTCTGTTGCACGGGTTCAATACTTTCGGTATTTCCAAGAATTTGTGCAGTCGATGCTGTCGGCATAGGGGCAATCAAGAGTGAGTTGCGCAAGCCGGTCTTTTCCATCATATGCAGTAAGAGATCCCAATCTAACTCAGGATCGGCAAGGGGTTCTTGTCCCCAAAGACTAAATTGTAATTTTCCCTTGGAGGCAGGAGATCCTTTATAGGTCTCATAGACTCCTTCTGCAACCGCGCAATCCATCGAAGATTCGACTGCTGCATAATACATATGCGCAAAGATCTTTTTATTGAGGATAGCCGCTTCAGGTGATTCCCAGGGTATGCGAAGTAATGCAAAGACATCTGCCAATCCTTGCACACCAATTCCAATGGGACGGTGACGCATATTGCTAAATTTGGCTTCAGGTATAGGATAGAAATTAATATCAATCACTTTGTTCAAACTTTCGACGACGTGTTTGACGACGGAGCGAAAGCGTTTGAAGTCAAAGACACCATCTTTGACATACGCAGGAAGATTCATGGAGGCAAGGTTGCATACAGCCGTTTCTTCCGGCGAACTGTATTCAATTACCTCTGAACATAAATTTGATGATTTTATAGTTCCCAAATTTTGTTGATTCGATTTGAGATTGGCAGCATCTTTGTAAACAAGGTAGGGAGTCCCAGTTTCAATTTGAGAATCCAGAATCTTGAACCAAAGGGTTTGGGCAGGAACGGTTTTACGACCGCGTCCTTCTGCTTCATATTTTTCATATAAGGCATTGAAGGCAGGTCCGACTGCATCGGCTAATCCAGGACATTCATCAGGGCACATCAGCGTCCAGCTTCCATTACTATCCACACGCTCCATAAAGAGATCAGGGATCCAAAGAGCGTAGAAGAGATCACGGGCACGTTCTTCCTCAGCACCCGTATTCTTTTTCATATCGAGAAAGGCTTCAACATCGGCATGCCACGGTTCTAGATAGAAGGCAAAGGAGCCATTACGTTTACCCCCACCATTATGAGCTAATCCAAGATGTGCTACAGTATAATCATGAACACCATCTATCTCAAAATCATGTAAAATTCCTTCATATTCTTTTTCAATAATAGATTCAATGCGACTATAAATATAATCACCATAACGCATAAATGTAAAGTATTCTGATTCAGGTGCATCTGGAAATAATTTCATAATTTCAGGTATTCTAGGAATACGAAGTACTTTTGTAGGTAATTTACTTGTAATATTTTTATAAGTTGATACATTTCCAACTCTATCACGATCATATCCCGAACATAATGCACCTAGTCGTAATAATATATATCGAATTGATTCAATCAAATTTATAGATGTTAATTCTATAGCAATTTCTTTGGTTCCAATGCATCCATCCGTTTCGATTAATCCATATAATAGTTGAATAATTTTAGGAATTGGTAAATGAAGAAATGCAGTATCAATATGTTTTATATTTAATGAATCATATATCTGTGATTTGGTAAATTTAAATCCAGTACTATCAGATGACCATTTAATTCGAACTGTATTGGATTCAGCATCTTCGTAAATATACGATTTAATTCCATTTTTTGCTAAATAATCTTCAACAAAATTACGAGTTAAAATCTTTTCTTTCAGATTTAGTGTAATTCCAGATAATTCATGAGATACATATCCATCTCCTAGCATAATTCCATAAAATCTGCAATCATTTTCGGTAATAGCAGAAATATCATTTTCATATTTAGGAATTGGAAATCCTACAAAATCATCTTTAGTTAAATCTTTTACTTCAATATATTCAGGAGCAATAATATTTTTTTCAAGTCGATTTTGAATGACTGTATGATTTAATCCTTTCTTTTGACCACGAAGCGCATAAATTGGATGTTCAGGTGTTACGATAATTGAAGATATACTATGTTTAATAGTAATTTCAAGAACAGGTCCTTTGTATTCATGTCTAACAGGTTTATTTACATGATTATATTTTCCATCACTCGTTAATACATAATCTGTGATTCCTACATCTTTAATCTGTTTGGGTCCATTCATTGTGTATATTAATGTTTCAGGAGCAAAGCATTGGTCAACGTACCGCGCTGTATTATTAAACACGCGCAGCATGGGAAGAATTCCGTTGGAGGTACCACCCGTGCCGCGAATCAAAGATCCTGCTGCACGAATATTATGACAATGGACTCCAATGCCTCCTCCATATTGACTAATCAAAGCACAATCTTCTAATGTTTTATAGATTCCTTTGATGCTATCAGCACTCATACTCAAGAGAAAACAACTGCTAAGTTGTGGTCGTTTTGTTCCTGCATTAAACAGGGTAGGAGTGGCGTGAGTGTATTGCTTGGTGGAAAGAAGTTCATAGGTATGAAAGGCTTTCTCCAGATTGAATCCCCAGATCCCGATTGCCACACGCATCCAAAGATGTTGTGGGCGTTCAATGACTCTTCCAGCCAATTTATCTTGCAATAAATAGGCTTTTTCAATGGTTTTAAATCCAAAGTAATCAAAGAGGAAATCACGATCGTAGACAATCTTGGATTCAATTAATTCTGCATGGGTACGAAGTACGGTAAGAAAGTCCTCTGCTAATAAATTAGCATCCAGACCTCGGCGATCTTTGATCGCCGCAACCTGTTCCATAGCTTCAAGAAACGTAGATGCTGTACACTTTTGGTGATTGGAAATAGCAATGCGGGCAGCCAGCACCCCATAATCGGGGTGGGTGGTGCTAAGAGATTCGGCAAATTTAGCAGTTATTTCATCTAATTCAGATGTTTTAATCCCATCAATGATACGACCAAGCACTTGCTGGGCGACATAGGTGGCATTAATGGATAAACCGTCGGAATGACTCTTAATACGTGCATGAACCTTTCCAAAATCAACGGGTTCTTTGCGCCCGTCGCGCTTGATCACTTCCATGGTTTCTGCCATTCGATTCGAAATATGTTCACCCCCTGCCGCAGCAATCGTTCTCATTTTTATCCATCCAAGATAAGATGTTTGGAATCGGTGAATTACTTTCTACCCTCATTGTGTTAGCCATTGCATTTACCATTGGAATGGTATTAGAATACAAGTATCATTATTGGACACAATTTTTACAAAAAATAGGGATTGAAAATTTTGAATCAGGATCCGGCATTGTAGATATGGCTCCCTTAGGAACGGAAGAACCAAGTCGATTGACTCCTGGTGCTGCCATGTCCTTATCTACTGAAAAATTGCTCTCCGAGTTTATTCCGGTGCAGTCTGATGCTCAAGCAGATGCCGCATGGGCAAAGATCCCCTCTCAAACCTGCTTAGCCAGTGATCAGGGAGAACAGTTACGACCATCTAGAAGTTATTACCAGCGTACGAACAATTATAAGCGTACGCATCCCGATGATTGTTCCGCTCCCTTTCATGAAATGCTAGGGACCTTCTATGCACCTACGTTGGGAGTCGGTGCCACAGTTCCCAGTGGTCTTCCTTTACCAGGTGGATTGGTAGAATGTAATGGACCGGCGCCAGTTCCAAAGGGATGGGGAGGTGTTGGATCGCTTGAATAAAATTGATAAATCTCATTATTTATACATATGTAGTATATACAAATCAAGAAATGTCATTTAAGCTTGAAAAGACGTTCACCTTTCCTTCAAAGGACAAAATGCCGTATCCTGATACGCTCCTGAGTACCACTCGCGGTGCAGAAGCCGCGTGGGAGAAGGTTGTTGATTACTTAGCTGATCAAAAAGATACTCCAGGGATTGCCGTGAATATGGTAATCGGTATTGTTCTAACTGAATGGAAGGATCTAAAAGACTATCCAGTTTCTATACAGAAAATAGCAGCTATGAATCTTGAAGCAGCTCTAAAAACTTATGCAAAGGAGGCTTAATCATCCATGATTAAGCATTCTGATGCCTTTGGCTTTTTTCTTTGTTCCTCCACATCATTCCAAAAGGATGTATATGCAGGATATCCTACCTCCTTCCACCAGACACGATTCCGCAAGACAGTTTCAGTATATCTATCTTGTATATACCATTGACATACTTCTACTGCATCAGCAGGAGGGGTATAATCATCAAAGGATTTCAATAGGGGAGAATACACATAGGTGTAGGAGGCAGGATCGGTTCCAACCACGCATACCACTCCTACATATGAATAGGAATAGGATGTAGGAGGCGGACCAAGTCCAAGACGGATTTCAATATATTCAACCGCATCAACATTGCAAACTTCTGCTTGCAATTGCATTTGGCACCAATATTCTTGGGGTATTTTCTTTGTAAGAGTTCGACTGATAGGAGATTTGATTTCCACCAAGCGACCGACGCGCGGTCCGCTTGTAATGATGCCATCGGGACTGGCGGCTAACCGCGGAAGTGTAGGATGGCGAATGCGTCCAAGCGAATCATCGATGGGTCCTTCTGCACCAGTTGCTTCAAAGATCATGCGGACAACTGGTTCAAACCGCCAACCCCATTGAAAGGGAGTTAATTTTCCTTCTGTGGGAGTTTTAAAACAAATTTGATTATCAATGGATGAGTCTGAAATAGATGTACATTTTTTTTGTATGACGCGCATTCTTGCAACAGGGCTTCCATATACAACTTCTGAAAATTCATGACCGGTTAATAGATTATAGGCTTCTCGCATCCATTCGGATGTTTTTTGTGCTGTCTGTGGAAGTCCTTTGACACGGGTTACATGCTCTAAGGAGGGTGTAATGCGTGAAATGGCAATAGATTGTCTTGATTTGTAATAATTCCAACAAAGAGATCGAAGTACGTTAATCGCATCAATTCTTGTTTCTGGTTTTGTAAACAAGGTTGTAATGCATATTTGAATTGCATCTACTATTTCCGTATTCATCCATTGTTCTAGATCGTAGGGGTCCAGTAATTGTTCTGGTGGATTTGCAGTAACCCAATCATTTAACCAGGCAGTGCATGCACTATACATATCCTCTATTATAGACATCTTTTAAAAGATCTCTCTATACTTCATAGTGTATCATTTTTATACCTCTTCTGCCACAGTCCGACCTTTTTTTGTAGGACGAGCTACTTCTATTTTAACACTAGGAGGGGCAGATCCAATGCGACTAATGCGCAACCCCTTAATATCGGATATAACTCCGGTTTCGCTATCATACACAACTTGCTGTTTTGAATTTAATAATTTTTCATCATTTGCTTTTACTAA